ATATAAATATGCGGGCGTTGACTAGCCGCAATTATATCAATAGGAAAAGGTAAACGATTCCTTGTAAAGGAATCTTGAGTATGCAATGGATTATAAGACGCTATCGCGCGACCATAATAAAAAGGATTTCCATTGATAACAAATTTAACTTTCAAATTGCATCTCATGTTACGATAGTTCGTAATCCTATTGATAACGCGTTTATTACCAAAATATAAAGTCCAAGGATTAAAATTCTGGAAGAGAACACTACCCGGTGTCCACGTATAGGTGGCCACCTTAATAGGTCTCTCAAAGAAATTTCCAATCTCAGCATCTGAAGAGTCAGTAATATAATACGAATCATCTTTAGCATGTCGAGTAGACATTTCATAATCAGCAGACTCATCACAAAAAGTCATAAGTTGCTCCTTGACTTCAAGTGAAGCCACTCCCTCATTGGACAAATTACCAGATTGTGGGGCAAAGTTCGAGAAATCCATCTCTACGGGTTCAGAACCCGTGAATTGCAAGGTGATCAAGTTAGCCTTGATCGAGCTATTACTATAAGTATTGGCAAGTCGTTGTTTTTAACCACTCATGTCACTGACTCATGTGACAGAAGTATAGTAAGATCGTTCGAAATAGTCAAATTCAGGTGAAGCGTTATATCATTGACCAAATGATATACCGTAATCAATCACCCTAGGGATATTTCCCCAATTCGTTGGCAACCCTAGTATCATAATCAATACTAAGTCCTGGGCACATATGTGATATACCCGCAGACATTGCCACCTGCTGCATTTGTTTTAGGCGAAGTTCAAATACTTCTCGCCCGTGAAAAAACCACTCACGCAAGGCGCCATCGATATTATTCCCCGCAATCATTTGGGGAGTAACAGCTTTGGAAGCCATTTGCGCATGGAGTGATTTCCACAATGAACCTTCATCGAGTTTGCCAACTCGAAACCCAAGTTCTGGGTGAAGATAACTTTTCCTCTTCAAGAAATCCGCATCATCCATTGTCATGAATTGAGTTGGAATATCAGTTTTATTAGGCATTGTAAATTTCATATCATGTTCACGCAAAAATTGAGCAAAAGTAATGTGATCGAAATTTAAACATGTCTTCTTAACACAACTGATAGCGTCATCACCATACGTCATAAGTCTGACATTATCACGAAAAGTGCAAACCGGTAATTGCGTAAGTTCGAAGTAACCACTTCGAAACCAAAGGCTATTCATGATGCAATTGACATAAACAGTAAGATTATTACCAGAAGGATTAGAACCAAAAAACATCATTAAATCCCCGTTCCATGTTTGAACGGAGTAAGTAATGTCGGTAGCAACTCCCTCCATGATGCTCATATGTTCGGCGGAATACCCCGCTTTGCGGGCTAGGATAATCATAATCTTAAAAGCAGCAGACATCATTTGGGCAGGAGCTTTTTTGTCATAAGCAGAATAATCACCTGCCAAAACACGTTCTGATCCATAAGCCGCAATGTGTTGGTGCATCTCGTCCCATTCAGGACCGACCGCATTAATTCCAACAGCACATTCCGAAAGCAGAGGATACATAGACAAAAAACGAGCTACAGGTAAGAAATACTTGCGAGTTATTAGTTGCAAAGCCATAGGGCCAGAACTAAAAACTCTCACTTTCTCCTCAGTAGGATCCAATTTTCTCTTGGTAACTTCATCTTTCAAACATCCCTTAAAGATAGGATAACAACGACGCCCCGCAAGGTACTCATCCTCCATATGCTTTACTTCAGTCCAAAACATCGGATCGACATCCATCGGGCACGCAGTATCAGGATGATCATCAATTGGCAAAGGTTGATAAAACTTCCTTTTAGGGCCACTTAATGGAAAGCCCAATGACGTGTTAGCTTTCATGGCATCAATGAAACGAACACCGTCTTTTCCGGAAACATTATCAACATTCGACAATGGTACGATCTGCTCCCTCCAAAAGTCACAGTCGACTTTCTTCAATAGAGGACCAAGATAATCGATAACCGCTTTATCGAGAGTAGCAGCGGCGACACCACGACTGGGAGTAGTAGAATCAATCAAATTCTTTCTCCAGATTCGTGATCCCAAAGAAAATTTTGGGGGACCATATACATTCTCAACCCCACAAACCTCAGAAACTAAAGCTGAAATGGGGGATACAGACACTGTCGAATGCATTACAGTGCGTGATGGGGTAGATCCTAAAACCAAAAAACGTTCTGCATTATCTGCAGCGGTCAAATGGGCCATTGGACTCTTAAAGTGAACGGAAGAATCCACTCCATATTGGATACCGTACAATTCTGTGGGTAGTTGCGATGAACTCTTCCCAACAAGAACTGAAGGAAAAGAACGTAACGCGGCTACTCCAAGTTCCAATTGAGGAATAGTAA